GCCGTCTCCCTCGTCCTCCATGGTCAGCGTGCCGGCCCAGTACTCAAAGTGCTGCATGTACTTCGGAGTCTTGGCGATGGGAAACTCGACGGACTCGATGTGGAGCAATCCTGTTAAGGTGGAGATATTGAGCTCCATGTCTCCGTCGGTGGTGGCGATATCGGCCTGCTGCTGTATCGGGGCGTACATGGAGTACTCGTCAACCGCTCTGAGGATGGCGCCCTCGACCTCGTCGGTTGTCCAGCGGTAGTTCTGGCTGTCCGTGTCCTGCAGGTCCTCCCGGACCCTGGCTGTCATTTCGGTTAGGTTCATAGTGTTGCCACCTTCTTGAATTCGGTTATGCAGACTTTGGGGATTGCCTGGAGATGACGGAATTGGTCGTCCTGGGGCTGGTACTCGGAGGCGATGATGACACAATCTTCCCTGTCATCGATTAGCCAGCCGATGATGTCCAGGGTCATAGTGCCGAATCCTGTGGCTATGTCTTTTCTGGCCCAGGTTCCTGTGTTGTACGACGTATCGACACATTTAACTCTTACTATATCCATCATTCTCCTTTTTTCACCTCACCCCTGGGGAGGGGGCTCGACCGGCCTGCGCTAAAGCTCCCGCCTGCCATAGCTGTGCGGCGGGCAGGTCTGCCGGCAGGCCCGCCCCCTCCCCTATACGAAAAAGGAGGTGAAAATGAGGTAGGTTTACTGTCTTTTAGTCTCTCACCCCCGAGAGCATGGCGCACTTCACGATTGAGAAGCTGGCCAGGCTGACGTACCACTTTATCCTGGTACGTGAAGCGTCCTTGGTCTCCAGTGATCCGAGTCTTTCGACCTGGATCATCTCCGGGCTGGTCAAGCCGCATACGGCGCCCTCTCCCATGTTGAAGGCGAAGATGGCTGAGCAGTCCGTGGATGACCCGACGGTCCAGCTGTCCTTGACCCAGTCTGAGACGGCCACCGGTATGCCGTTGTAGAACTCGACTATCTCGCCGGCTCGGCCCTCTCCGATCAAGAGGTTCTGGCCCGCGGCCCTGGCCAGGCCGGTGATCTTCCTCCTGGACCGGCGGCTCATTAGCAGCATGTCGGGCTTGCCTCCTCTTATCTGGTCAATGAGCTTGTCGATCTTGTCCAGGGCCAGGGTGGCACCGTTGGCGCCTGAGCCGAGGTGGCCGCCAAAGCGGCATGTCCAGGTGACGGTATTGTCGGCGACAGTCGCACCTTCGACTGTGGGCCACGTGGGGGCTGAGCCTCCCGATGTGCCGGCGGTGGTACACTCGTATCGGAATCCGTTCTCCAGGCCGGCTGTGGGGACGACGACGTCTAGCAGGGCATAGGGCGTGGCGTTCACCCAGGCTGTGCCTTTGATGATCTTATAGAGTCCGTTGAACTGCTTGGCGTTGCTGCCGATGTCTCCGTTGATGAAGCAGTTCTCAAACTCGTGCCGTAGCGCCTTGGCCTTCTGCTCTATGACGGCGGCCTCCAGGTCCTGGATATTGCTCCTGGTGGCTTTGAGGAAGTTGTCCACGTCGGCGTCTCCGCCCAGGATGCACAGGGCTGACGAGGCCTGCTCGAAGGCGGGCTCTGAGGTCGTCCAGGTATCGGCGACCGGGTCGTACCAGGCGACCGTGGGGAGCGTTTTCTCCCGATTGTATTTCAGGCTGTTGCCTGTGATTTGAATGAAGGGCAACCTCTCCAGGATCGGGCTGTCCTTGACGATGGTCTCGATGATACCCTTCAAGAGGATATCAGTAGCGAGCTTGCTGGCTTCGGTTAGTGATATAGACATAGTTAGCTAGTTCCTCCTTTTCTCTTGATTCCAGCGGCGATCTTCTCCTTGGGGGACAAGCCCTCCAGGGATATCTCGCCTCTGGGTGGTGCCCCTGCCGGGACCTTGGCCTCCTTGGCCTGGGCCTCCAGGCTGGCCTTGACGGCGGTGGCGATGGATAAGGCCTTGGTCACTGAGGCATCGATGTCCTCGATCGTGGCGCCGGTGATGACGTCGGGTGGGATGGTAGGATTGGCGGCCTTCGTCATTTCGAGGTACTTCGACACTGCCTTAGTGTAGGCGCCCTTGGCCTGGGTGAGCTCGGCCATGGCCGTCTCGCCTGCCTGCTGGATGGCTGACACTGAGGCCTGGAGCTCGGTGATGCGTTTGTCCCGGTTGGTGATGGCCGCCTGGGCGGCGGCGATCGCCTTCTTCTCCAGGTCGAGCTCGGCCTTGATGGCGGCGTGCTCCTCAGCGGTTGGTGCGGCGTTGCTTAGGGGGGCTGCCGCAGGTGTACCCTGTGGCTGCTCTGGTTTCCTTTCTTCTGGTGGCATAGTTTCTCCTTATCGAGTTATTACTCAGGCGCTTCCATTTCTGAGGCGATCGCTCTCTCTCGCTCCGCCTCTCGTGGACTGTGCCCTGAACTCCCTGTTCATTTCCAGGATCTTCTTTCTCTCCTCAAGCCATCTGGTGAACTCCTGGTCGGGGTCCTGGATCCCCATTTCGTCCATGGAGGTCCGTCGACTGTGGACTCCGGCCTGGACCAGGAGCTGCTCGGTCTGGGCCTGGCGGTCTGTGTCCGTTGGTATGATCGTCCCCCAGAGGACTCTGTGTGTGATGCCTTCGAAGGTCTCGTTCATATAGAGCTCGGCCAGCCTGAGGATCATGTCTATCCTGTGGTGGTAGACATTGTCCCTGATGGTGCGCTTTCGTATGACCTTCTGGATAAGCGAGCTCAGTTCTATTCTCATGGCTGAGCCTGAGAGGTCTCTTTCGATTCCTCCCCAGGCTGCCCGGGGCATCTCGGTGATGTCGTGTAATGAGCGGTATAGCAGGTCGATATAGTCGACGTGTAGCCTGACTCCGCCGCCCTGCAGTAGGTCCAGGAGGTAGGCCTTGGCGTCCTCGGGTATCGTCCACAGGGCACCCGGCTGGACCTTAATGTCCTCGGCTGAGGCCACATTCTCCAGGACGGCGATCGGGTTTCCTGATAGCTCTAGTATCCTGGACAACTGGCTCAAGGCTCTGTTCAGCTCTCGCTGGGGCTGGATGATGACAGGGATATCGGACTCGCCCCAGAACTGCTTCGGCTTCTTGACGTTCGGGAATATGATAAAAGGAATAAAGCCGTAGGGGTTGGGCTTGGACTCCGCCAGGTCGTTGTCGAGATAGAGCTGGAAGTCCTTGGCTGTCCATAGCTCGGTGATGGTGGCCTGTTTCTTTCCGACCTGCCCGCCAAGGCTTGGCAGGCGGGTGTTCTGTCCGTAAAGGATCGCTATTTCCTCCTCGGTGAGTGTGTACCTGGAGGCGACTCTCCAGATCCGGGAGCTGTCGTCTCCCAGCCACCAGGCGAAGATCCCGGACACGTCGGGGGAAGTGATGCGTACCCGTTTCTCCTGGGTGTCCCAGGTGACCTTATAGCATCCGTCTCCCAGGACAGCGGTGTCGATCTCGGTCTCGTAATCGAGCTGCTCCAGGTTGTTCTGATCGTTGACCTGGTGAATGAGCTGCTCCGCCCTGGTTACCCGGTCCCTGAGCTGGTCGGTGTCGGTGATGGGATGGCAGGCGTAGTCGAGGCCCTGCATTAGGAAGCTGGTGATCTTATCTATTGAGACCTTGGCGTAGTTGAAAACGAGTTGTCGGTGCCTTGATGTTTGTTCCCACTGGCTGCCGTTATAGAAGTCAAGGTTGGTGCGGTAGGCTGCCAGGCGGGCCGTATCCAGGCGATTTAGTGAAGCGGGGGTGAATTCAGTCATCTCTGAGGCCTAAATTCCAAATTTCAAAATCCAAATGACAAACCAAATCCAAAATCCAAATGACAGATTCGGGCTTTGAGCTTTGGAATTTGAGCTTTGTTGGGCATTTGGGCTTTGTCATTTGTCATTGGATTGTGACTGCCTTCAGCCACCTCTGCACCGTTCTCGGGCTCACTTCAAATATGCGGGCAATCTCCTTAACGCTCTTGCCTTCCTGCTTCAACTCCAGCATCCTCTGGGCTCGCCTGCGCTTTAAGAACCTTTCCTTCCCCCAGGGCACTTCCTTAAGGCAATCGGGGAAGGGACAGTTAAGACAGGAAGGAAAGAGCTCACAACCCCTGTCTTCGTAGGGAAATTCCTCGGGCAGTAAGTCCCAGAGCAGTTCAGTTTCCATGATGATGAATAAATTAGCACGTTTGTTCTAGAAGAGCAAGGCATTTTTGTCCTCTTTGACCCTCATCTTAGCCCTCCCTCATCAAGGGAGAGGGAAAGGGATCATCGGGCCTGAACGAATGCCTTCATTCGTCCGGGTGTAAACGAGGGGCCTCTTGGGCTGAGA